TTTCAATGGCTATTATGGATGGCTACAAGGCAATAACTACTTCCCTTGCTTTGTCACCAGTTGCGGCAGGAGTTGCACCCAATCCTGCGGGTATAGCGTCACTTGCCTTTGCTATTACTACTTCACTTGCTAACATTGCCAAGATTGCTTCGACTCAGTACGGAAGTAAAAGTTCGGGAGGTGCTGCAGGTGGTTCTACTTCGCCAATGGGTGGAGGTGCTACACCAAACACGGGAGGGACACCTTCATTTAGTCTCTTCGGACAAGGTAACAACATGAACACGACAAGCGCACCAACTGACAAAGAAACAAGTCTAACGGTTAAAGCGGTTGTAGTCGAAAGTGACGTAACAAGCACACAAAATAAGGTTAAGAAAATGCAAGAAAACGCGACATTATGACAAGCTATATTACACTACTTTCAAAAATAGAGCAATTTTGTAACGCTCACTTGCAAATAAAAAAGTACGGGGGTGAATTTCGTGAACAAATGCCTAACTTTTCTACTAAGGATGAGAAGTACCCGGTTGTTTTCGTTGAGCCTTTGAGCGACTTGGAGGACTTAAACACGAACCAATTTAGCATTAACGTTTATTGTGTCGATATAATCCAAAAAGACCGCGCCAATTTAAACACTATTCTAAGCGACTGCCAACTAATTCTAAAAGACATGTACGTTTATTATACAAACGACATGGACACGCAGTTAGACGTAGTGGGAACGGCTACAATGAGTCCGCTAAATAATTACGACAGCGACTATGTGGCGGGGTGGGTAATGGGAATCACGTTTGAAGTGTCTACTTATGGACCTTGTGAAATACCAATGAACCCAATAACACCTACTCCCGTAGAATGTCAAGATGGAAGCGTCGAAAACTCGGACGGAAGCTATACAGCAACCGTACCAAGTGGTGGTTTACTTATATTACCAGACACAACTTACAACGTATATTTAGACGCGGTTCTTGTAGCAACTGAAACAGCGGTAACTTTAGCAAATTTTGATATAAACATAGTATGGCAGTAAATATAAACATACCTTCACAAGTCTCTCAAACGATCACTGACGGAGTAACGGACAAAGCACCAAGCGAGAACGCAGTTAATGACGCTTTAGCACTCAAAGCGAACACCGCAGATTTAGGTGCTACGGCTTTTTCAAATGACTATAACGACTTAGACAACTTGCCTACTTTACCAAGCGGTACAGTTACATCTGTAGGTTTAACTATGCCGAGCGCATTTAATGTGGCTGATTCTCCAGTGACTGGTGCTGGAACTTTGGCAGTGACTGGTGCTGGATTGACATCTCAATATGTGAGAGGTGATGGATCTCTCGGTAACTTTCCAAGCAATGGAGGAGGAGGATCTTCTGTTAATTACTTTTTAAATGGTAGTGTATCTCAGGGAACTTTTGGTGGCAGTACATACTATGAATTGAGTAAAACACCAGTCATAGGAGCTGGAACTAATTTCACACGAACTAATGCACAAGGGAATGGCTATATTGCTTCATTTATCACTGATGCTGGAGATCCTAATTTATTAAATATACCTGGAGGCAATTGGAATCTTGAATTTTATTTCAATAGCTCATCAAATGGTGGAAGCCCATCATTTTATGCTGAACTTTACAAAGTTGATTTAAGTAATGCATTCACGTTAATTGCAAGTGGTGCGACCAATCCAGAAGGCATCACCAATGGTACAACTGTAGATCAGTATTTCACATCCATTCCTGTTCCACAAACTACAATTTTAGCAACAGATAGAATTGCCATTCGTATCTTTGTCACTCCAGGTGGTAGAAATATCACTTTACATACTGAAGATAATAACTTGAGCCAGATAATCACTACATTTTCAACTGGCTTGAATGCTTTGAATGGATTATCTGCGCAAGTGCAATACTTTGGAGTGGGTACATCAGGAACTGATTTCAATATTGATTCAGTTACAGATACACATACATTCAATTTACCAACTGCATCAGCAACAAATAGAGGTGCATTGAGTACATCTGATTGGAGCGCATTCAATGGTAAACAAGCTGCATTAGTAAGTGGCACTAACATAAAGACGATTAACGGCAATTCTTTACTTGGTAGTGGTGACATTGTTGTAGGCGCTGCAAGTGGTATTTTTGGAATTTCAAACATTTCGGGAGTATATACATATTATGCTACTTTGACCCTTGCAATAGCAGCGGCAACAGCAGGACAAACGATTGAGATGTTTGCCAATGTAACCGAGACGGGGGCAGTCACAATTACTTTAAAAAACGGAGTAAATATTAACGGGAACGGGTACACTTACACTTTAAGCAATTCAGGTACAAGTAATGCTTTTATAGATAACGGAATAGCAGTAACTTGTGAAATATATAATTTGAAAGTAATTAGAACACTTGGTGCGACGCCTTCAAATACCGCTAATTTATGTTTATCACTTACAAATTCGTCAAGTGAAATAAAATGTAATGGTGTTTTTTTAAGAAATACTAATGGAACTTGTGTATTAAATCAATCTAACTTGTGGAATATTTCAGCACTTTCAACAAATGGAACTTTAGGCACAGTATTTAATACAGGAAATTTATATAATAGTTATTTTGAAAGCACAAACTCACTTGCTATTTATTCTTTTAGCGGAAATGTAATAAATTGTACTGGAATAGCTAATACATCTGGTATTGGTATTTATTCACAAACGGCAAGCACTAATATTTACAATTCTTACGGAAAAAGTTTATCAGGAAATGGAATTTCAGGAACTGGAAAATTTTATAAAACAATTGCAATTTCAACAAGCGGAAATGCAATTGAAGCCACAGCAAGTTCTGAATTTCACCAATGTATAGGTATTTCAACAAGTGGTTTGGGTATAAGTGGAAATTCACATTTTGCTTATCAATGTAGATTTATTTCGTCTTCAAATTACGCAGCAGGAGCAGGAGCAAATGCCGAACATTACGATTGTTCACACGAATCAACTTCTAATATTTCAGTTTTTGGTTATATTGGTTTAAAATTATATAGAGGTTCTGCTTATTCAAAGTGGAATAACGCAGGAGGTCACGCATTTAGCCAATGGAGTTCAGGTAGTGGTTCAGTTTTAAATAATGTATTCTTAAGAGTTACAAATGCTTCATCTAATTGTATAAACGCTGGAGGAGTTACTACTTTTAACTATTCTCAAAATGCTTTTTTAGGCGCAACAACATCAGTAAGTGCAAATATAACTCAAGGACTTTCAAATTTAGAAGATTTACAAGGCAATCAAAAATTATAATATAATGGAAAATGTGAATAAAATTGATATAATCGTAGATAAAATCTATTGTTATAATGAATTTAATATTGAAATAGCAAATTATCCTTTGACTTCGGAATATGACTTTTTTATGGATGAATTTTCAGACACGCAAGAATTGCTTTCAGTTAATATATACAATCCTATTCCAAGGATAATGAAATTTTATAGCATAGAAAACTCAATTCCAAAGTCATTCAATGAACTTGATTATGTTGATATGAGTCTAGAGCAAAAAAGGATCTTTGATACGTTTGTTGAATTGATTAAATCAAAATAATGAAGTATTTAATTACGGCACTCGTAGCTATCTATTCGTTTTTTGCACCAATCCAAGTTATCTTATTAGTCATTGGGTTGGCTATTTTCATTGACACGTTTGTCGCTGTTCGTTTGACTACGGAAAAGTTTAGCAGTAGGAGATTAAGACAAGGTTTAGTTGGTAAGATGATCACGTACCAAAGTGCGGTGATTCTTTTCTTCCTCATTGATTACGCAATGGTTAACGAGATGGTCAAGACCGTCTTTTCAGTTGACTATACTTTGACTAAATTAGTAGGGTTATTCCTTGCGTCCATCGAAGTGGTGAGCATTGACGAGAAGATCAGACTAAAATACGGAGACGACAAAGGATTCATTGCACGTTTTAAGTCGTTTATCAAGAAAGCCAAAGCAATTAAAGACGCGTTTTAATATGTTTTTACATATAATTCTCATACATTAAACACTTATATATGTTTTTGCGTATAATTTTAATACTTTGCTTAACGTCTTGTTCGGTCAACTATCATTTGAATAAAGCAATCAAAAAAGGTTATCGGTGCGACACAATCACGGACACAATCCGAGTAGTTAAAGTGGATAGTTTCCTTATATGGAAACATGATACGATGTATTGGGAGAAAATAATAACGTCAAAAGATACTATTATTCACTACAAGACTTCCTACATACCAAAAACACGCTACGAAATTAGATTTGATTACAAGCGTTTTAACGATAGTTTGCGTACAATTCGATTAATGTATAAGGACAGTTTGAGAAATGCGCTTAAAACGCGTGAAAATGACTTAAAAACGGAACGTATAAGAGAAAAACGTTCACCACTAAACCAAGTAAAGAACTATTTACTTATTTCGTCCTTTATTCTCTTTCTTATTTTGATGTTTATTTTGTTGAGAAAAGCGTTACTTTAGCAAAAAAAACCTTATGAATTTAGAAACTTATGTAAAATTTATTAAGAAGTGGGAAGGTGGGCTAAGCCTTGACCCTTCGGATTCCTGCTCAGCGATGTATTGCCCGACTCCATTGAAGGGTAAAAAATACCACACTAACATGGGAATTTGTTACAGCACTTGGGTTGGAACTTTCGGCACAACCAACGACGAGCGATTCTTAAACATGAACTCAGAAGATTGGTTTAAGATATTCAAGAAAGGATATTGGGACAAGTGTAAAGGTGACGAGTTTAAATGTTTCTCAGTTGGGGTTATCGTTTCGGGTATGGCTTGGGGTTCAGGTCAGCACCGCGCAATCATAACATTACAACAAGCCTTAAACAATTTAGGCAAACACGTTGCCATTGACGGGAAAATCGGACCAATGACGTTGAAGGCTGCCAATGAACTGAATGATCGTATCTTATTCGATGAGTTAATAAGACTTCGTGAAGCTTTCTTCATTGCGATTAGCAAGCCCGGAATGAAAAACGCAAAGTTTAGAAAAGGTTGGTTAAATAGATTAGCCGACTACCATGAAACGTTTAGACCATGACACGCAAAAGACTATTTTTCGACATTGAAACTTCACCGAATATAGTCACAAGCTGGCGAATAGGGTACAACCTCAATATAAGTCACGATAACATAGTAAAGGAGCGCGCTATTATTTGCGTGTGTTGGAAGTGGGAAGGTGAAGACGAAGTTCACGCACTCACATGGGATAAAAACCAAGACGACAAAACCCTACTAAAAAAGTTCATTAAAGAACTAAACAAAGCCGACGAAATAATCGGACACAACGGTGACCGCTTCGATATTAAATGGCTTCGTACAAGGTGTATATTTCACGACATTGACATGTTCCCTACTTACCGCACTATTGACACGCTTAAATACGCTAAAAGTGGCTTTTATTTTAATTCTAACAAGTTAGACTACATAGCCAAGTATTTGAACGTCGGCGGCAAGGTAGACACTGGAGGTTTTCAAACGTGGAAAAAGATTATTTTCGACAAAGACCCTGAAGCTTTAAGCCACATGGTTGAGTATTGCAAAAACGACGTTGTAATTTTGGAGAAGGTTTACGACAAATTACGACCTTATTCTAAACATAAAGTCAACTATTCTACTTTAAGAGGTGGCAAACGTTGGGAATGTCCTAACTGCGGAACTCCTAACATACGTTTAAGCAAGACCTACACAACTTCGGCAGGTACAATCATGCACTCGTTACAATGTAAAGACGGATGCCGTTCAGCGTACTCAGTTAACAATAAAGTATACATGGACTGGTTGCAATACAAAATGGAGAATAATATTTAGTATCTTCGTACCTACTTCTTTTTCATGTTAGGTTTAGGACGGGGTAATCTTTAAGGGGTTACCCTGTTTTTTTGTCCTAAATTTTCAAGCTATACCCCTTACTTTAGTCCTATTTCGTCACACATTTAGGTTAATTTTGTGACAAAATGCAAATTCCTAAAAAGTTTTTTTCACGCTGAAACTGTTGCTATCATTGACTTTTAGAAATAACCTTAAATTATTTTGTTAAAAAAGTGTGCAGAACTATTGTGTATTAAAATTAAAGCAGTACATTTGTAAGGTCAATAAGGCACAACATTAAAAAAACGAAACATGAAAAACTTAATTACCTATTTCACACCACGCAACGCAGAAGAGCGTGAATCTTTAGGAGGTCTTTTTGTCGGACTCCTTATTTTATCAATTGTATTTTATTTTTATTCACTTTAATACCTTAAACCATGACAGCTTACGAAAGAAAACAGCAAATTGTTATCGAACAGAAACAAGACAAGATTGAAGCACTTATTGAAGGATACCGAGAAATCATGCGCCAACTTCAACACAATCAAAAGTTCGCAAAGACGGATGCAGAAAGTACGGCTTACTTTACGGCTCGTAATATAGTCGAAGAAACAATGATTGAGATAACTGATATTAACGTAACCGATATATAACCATGTACGAGAAAATAGAAGTAGCTTGTGAGTACTGCAAAGGTACTGGAGTAGGTGAATACATAAGCGAACACGGACCTTTTGGTTTTGTAGTTAAAGACGAATGCCACGATTGCGAAGGCACGGGAGTAGAAGTTAAATTTATAGACCCTTTTGAAAATGAAATCGAAAATTAAAGAAGACCTAAAGACGTTTGAGGAAACGATTAAACGCCAGTTAGCAATCACCCACGCAGACCGAAAAAAGTGGTGGACTAATTACAACGCGGACTTAGTAAACCAAATTTCAGAAATCAAAAAAGCGACATCATGAAATGGAAAGTAACTTACAAAGGCTACGCACACAAAACTTGGATTGAAATGTACAAGATAGTCACAGCCAACAGCAAGGAAGACGCAATCAAAAAAGCCGACCTTTGGGAAGGTATAATCTTAAAAGTTGAAATGATATGACAAACGAACTTAAAAGAATGGTTTTAGTTTCACTGCTTCCGACTTTTGCAGATTTTATTGAAGACCTAAATGAAGACAAAGCGTTCCGTACTGACTTAAAAATTAAATACAAGAATTTAGAAGTGCAAATAAGGAAAATTGACGAAATAATAATGAATGATTGTTCAGCAGAAACAAGCGAACAACAAGTAAACATACAAATAGCTTTCAGACAATGGTTGAATACGGCAGAAAATTGAAGTACATTAAAAGCAAGTTGCCACGTCGGAACTTCTACACGATGCACGAATTCTTTTTAGTGTGTCCCTATTCAATAGACGAGTTGAAGATACCAAACCGAAGCCGTGACATTATGCAATGGCGACAGTTAGGGATGGCGTGGGCGTGTTTATGTGGAATGTCAATAGTCGAAGCTGGTAAGACCTTCAACAAAGACCATGCAACGGTAGTTTATTCTCAGGAAATGTTAGTCTACGCATTAGACGGTTTTCACCCCATGCTAAGAGAAAAGCTACAAGACGTAATAGACTGCGTTGAAATAGCACAACACGCGAGTAACGACCAAAACACGAACGTAATAATAGCAAGTAGACAAATTGAAAGGTTGTTGAAAAAACGTTATGAAAAATTTAACCGCATTTAGGATATAGTACTTAAATTTATAGACAGGTTCGCTCTCACATTATAGAACTGAAGGTGTTTTTAACAACCCTATTTACGAGTAACGAGGTGAGAGCCGTGAAAGTGGATAGGGTTTTTTCGTTTAATGAAATTTAAAAAAAAATGGAAGAAATTTGGAAAGATATACCGGGTTTTGAAGGTTATCAAGCAAGCAACTTAGGAAGAATTAAATCTTTCAAATGGACAAAAGAACGTATATTAAAAAGTTTTATTGAAAAAAAAGGTTATTGTAAAGTTTGTCTTTCACAAAATGGAAAAATGAAAACTTTATCTGTTCATAGATTAGTTTTAACTGCATTTATTGGTTATCCAGAATCAAATAAAGTTTGTGATCATATTAATAGAATAAGGACTGACAATAGAATTGAAAATTTGCGTTGGGTTTCAATACATGAAAATAATTTAAATGTAACACCATATGGTAAATCTAAGTATAGAGGTGTTTTTATATTAAATAAAAAATTAAAAAATGGATTTATTGCGAATCAAATAATTTCAAGAATTGTATTAAATGGTAAACCTACACATTTAGGTACATTTAAAACCGAAGAAGAAGCACACGAAGCATACAAACAAGCATTTAAAAAACATTACGGTTATGAGTGGATGGGTTAAAATACACCGACAAATTCTCGAATGGGAGTGGTACGATGATATTAACACTTGTCGTTTGTTCTTCCATTTGTTGATCAAGGCGAACCACAAAGAACGTAACTACAAAGGAAAGGTAGTGAGTGTTGGTGAAACTTTGACTGGACTTGATAAGCTAAGTTGTGAAACTAACCTTTCAGTTCAACAAATTCGTACCTCGTTAAACAAGCTAAAATCAACAAACGAAATAACAATCAATTCTACCTCGCAAGGTACTGTTATTAAAGTAGTTAATTACGAAAAATATCAAGTAGCAACAAGCGAACCAACAAACGAGCAACAAACGAATAACAAACGAGTAACAACTAACAAGAATGATAAGAAAGAAAAGAATGAAAATAAGATAGTTGTAAACGTAGAAATGTTTATTGAGTGGTTTAATAATATGAAACTTAAATATAAAGGAGTTGAAGGTAAGTTTAAGAAGTTAGACAAGACCGATTTAAACAATCTTATACAACTAAAAGAAAGTAATTATTCAAGTGCTGAATTTGAACACGCATTTAGAGCAATGTGTAACTCACAATGGGTAAACGATAACAACATGGTAACTCCTTCGCATTTTCTTCGTAACGATAACTTCATGAAATACGTTAACACGGACTTACCAACTAATAAATTTAAAGTAGCATGGGATTAGAAGGATTTAAAATAACGCAACCCGAAGACGTATTTAACCAACTTAAAACCTACCGAGATAAATACCACGAAAAAGGTAAGTATTTAGGGTTTGAAGGATTGGATAAACACTATTCAATGCAGTTAGGAAATTGTACGGATTGGACTGGTTTCCCAATGAGTGGTAAAACGCAGGTGTTAATGGAGGTTTTAGTAAACTCTTCGATGTTTTATTCGTGGAAACATTTACTTTATTTTCCTGACGTGGGTAACAACGTCGAAATCATTGCAGACCTATTGCACAAAAAGACGAGCAAGTCATTTGACCCAAACAAGCCGAACACAATCACGGACGCAGAAATCGAACGTAACTTAGAATGGGTATTATTTCACTTTAACGTACTAACTAAAACGGACGTAAAAGCAAAGATGACACCGATGGCATTTTGGGACTTTGGAGTTGAACTCAAAAAGACGGTAGGACTTGAAACGGCAAGTATAGATAGTTGGAAAGATATGTCACACCCTTACGATGAGTTTGGAGGTTACGCGACTTATTTGGAGTACGTCCTTCCTTACCGCAATCACATTGCCGAAGAAAACAACTTGCACCTTCACACGATTATACACCCTAAACTTACGGAAAAGGAAAACGGAAAACGAAACCCTCCCGGTCCTTACGACCTCAAAGGTGGCTCTGAGTGGTTTAATAGTGGCAAGTGTATGATAACCGTACACCGTCACGATGTAATGGACAATAAGGCGACTGTTATTTTTAATAAGATTAAGCCCCGTTCAGTAGGTTCGATTGGTGAAATAGAATTATTTTTCGACTTGAACTCGCTAACTTATTACGAATTGGACGCAGTTAACCCGAGCGACATGAAAAAGCGTTACGCTTCGCCAAAAGGTCAAACGATTAGCAGTAAATTAGTGCCTGAATTGAACTTGATTATACCACCAACGAACCAATACATTAACGATTTACCATTTTAAATGAAAGAACTTGACATTTTAACCGCACAAATAAACCTACAAACCCTCGACAAGGCTTTAAGCATGAGCATTGAGGACTTGAAAGCGAAACACTCGCACCGTGTAGACTTGATTAAGCCGATGGAAACACGATTAATAGAACTTAAGGAAGCTATGCTCACGTTCTACCGAGTATGTGAAGACCATAAGCAAGTGATAAAAAAGGTTTATGCGTTGCATGAGGAGAATTTGAGACTGAAGACTGAAAACACGGAACTAAAAAAATTTATATGAAGAAGATAATTAAAGTAGGTAGCGACTTTTCAGGAGTCGGAGCGTTTGACCAAGCGTTGATGAGATTAGGAATTGACTACGAAACCGAGTTCGCTTGTGATATGGATAAATTCGCACGGACAACTTACATTCACAACTACGGAGAACCTAAATACTACCCTCAAAATGTTTATGACCGTGAAATACCTTCCGAAAGTTTGGACATTTATATGACTTCCCCACCTTGTCAAGCATTTTCCATTGCAGGAAAACAACTTGGTAAAAAAGATAAAAGAGGTATCTTATTCTTCAACTCTCACGAATTCATAGCCAAAAACAAACCACGCTTTTTTATATTTGAGAATGTCAAAGGTCTTTTGTCTGACGATGGAGGTAAGACGTTCCAAGAATGGGTTAATTTACTCGGTGGGAAATCGGTTAATGGTTTGCCTATATTATTTCCATACGAGGATAGTGTACCTTACCACATTTATTGGAAGGTATTAAACGCAAAAGAACACGGAGTGCCACAAAATCGTGAACGTGTTTTCATTATCGGTATCCGTGATGATCAGGACAACAACTTCCGTTTCCCAGTTGAAGAACATTTGACTAAACGACTTAAAGACGTACTTGAAAAAGAAGTATCAGATAAGTATTTTTTAAAAGAAAGTAGTATTATTATAGCTGAAGACATATTTAATACTTTCATTAAAGTAAAATCATCTACTTTAAAAGGTTACGAAACAGCAGAAAAAGGAGATTCAATAAACTATACTTTTCCAAATAGTAAAACACGAAAAGGAAGAGTAGGAAAGCAAATCGCTCAAACTTTAGACACTGCCTGTAATCAAGCTACAATGATAGAAGATAGAATAAGACGATTAACACCTCGTGAATGTTTCCGACTTATGGACTTTCCCGACACATTTGATTTTAGTTGTGTTTCAGATAGCCAAGCCTACAAACAAGCAGGAAATAGTATCGTCGTGAGAGTATTGGAGAAAATAATTAATAACTTGTCATTATGAAGTCATGTAAAAAATGCGGTGAAATCTTTACACCATATCGAACAACGGACAAGCACTGTTTTGTATGCGCAAAGACGGAACAAGCGTTAAAGAACCTCGCTAAGATTAAAAAGGACAAGGTCAAAAAGGCGAAGGAAGACTTGTTAACCGTCTCGGACTACCTTAAATTAGCTCAACAAGTATTCAACAAGTGGATAAGGTTACGGGACAAAGGCGAAAACTGCATAAGTTGTGGCAAAGAAATAAACGGAGTTAAACACGCATCACATTATTTAAGTTCCGGAGGTCACTCTTCCGTAAGGTTTCACCCCGACAACGTTTGGGTAAGTTGCTACAAGTGTAACGTGATGTTGTCAGGCAATGGAATTGAATATCGAATGCGACTTATTAAGAAAATAGGAGTTGATCGTGTTGAGTGGTTGGAGGAAAACGGGCATGAAGTAAAGAGATGGACAAAAGACGAACTGAAAGAATTAATTGCTTTGTATAAAAAAAAGATAAAAGATAGTGTGTATTAAAAATAAAGCGTATATTTGAAGACCAAACACAAAGAAAGAAGTATGAAAAAGATGAGTACACTTGCAGAATTAGACGCTAAAATGATTAAGATAGCAGCGTCAGTTAACATGACAGTTGATCAGTTTCGTAAATTGTCACCTAAGAAATTTATTGCTATCTGCAACCAATACAACGCAACACTTAAAACCAAATAAAGATGAAAAAAGAAGAAGTAAAAGTTGAAGAACTGGTTAAGGTCTCAGGACTATACCCAAAACTACACGCAGCCAAGCAGAAAATTGGTAAGGTCGTGAAGAATGCAAACAACCCACATTTCAAAAAGTCCTACGCAGACATCAACGCACTTGTTGAGTCAGTTGAGCCTATCTTATTAGAATACGGTTTATTGTTATTACAGCCTATTGAAAATGGAGTAGTTAGGACGTTGATCATTGACATTGAAACGGGAGAAACAGCATTTTCAGATATGCGTTTACCTGATATACAAGACCCTCAAAAGATTGGTTCTGCGGTGACTTATTACCGACGATACACCTTGCAGTCGTTATTGAGTTTACAAGCCGAAGACGATGATGCAAATAGTGCCAGTGCAACGGTCAAAAACACGAAGCCAACTATAACGCAAGAACGCTTTGAAAATGGACTTACTCAAATAGCCGAAGGTAAACTAACACCCGAAGCGTTTAAGAAGGCACTTGTAGGCTTTCAGTTAACAGATTTACAAACTAAAGCACTATTGTTATTATGAAAATTCGCTGCAGCTCGTTAGGTAAGATTATGACTTCACCCCGTACAAAAGGTGAGGTCTTGTCTCAAACCGCAAAGACGTATATTGAAGAATTGGTTAAAGAAGATGTTTTAGGCATTAAAAAGGAGTTTTCGTCACGCTACACGGACAAAGGTATACAACAAGAAGATATTGCTATTGAAATGGCTTCTCGTGTTCTTAATTTACCTTTTGCCCTCAAAAACACGGAGTACTTTGAAAACGATTACATCAAAGGTACACCCGACTTAATTCTTGAAGACGAAATAATAGACATTAAATGTCCTTTTACTGGTTCTACATTCCCGTGGTTTGAAACGGAACTACCTAACAAAGATTACTATTGGCAGATGATAGGCTACATGTGGCTAACAGGACGCAAAAAAGCCCGTGTAGTTTATTGTTTAGTAAACACACCTGAAGATATAATCTTAAGCGAAATTCGTAGGACTTCTTGGAATAGATTAGAAATTGAAGTAACGGATGAAACCGAAAACGAAGTTAGATTTCAACATGAATTTGACCGTATTAGCGAAAATAAGCGCGTTAGAACGTACTTAGTAGAGTTAAACGATGCAAATATCGAACAAGTGAAAGAAAAGCTGTCAGAAGCGAAAAAATACTACGACGAACTAATAGAGAGATTGTAAACGAAAAGGGCAACATAATACACTTTTGATATGAAAACGGATAGAATAGTGATACAAGTACTCCACCAAATCGCAGAACGTAGCGAGAAGGGACTTGAAAAATACGGAACGAACTTAGAACGTACCGACCTTGAGACCTTAGACTGGTTACAACACGCACAGGAGGAGGCAATGGACTTATGTCTATACTTAGAACGAATTAAAGAGCAAATTAAAAACAAACAGTTATGAGTTACGAACACAAAGCAAACACGGGTACACTTTTCCCTAACAACAAAAAAGCAGACAATCACCCGGACTACAAAGGTAAAATCAAAGTAGGTGAAGTTGAGTACGACCTTGCAGGATGGGTTAAAAAGACGGACAAAGGACAATTCCTTTCGTTGAAGATTAGCGAACCATTCCAACCTGCGCCACAAAGCACCACCGAAAAGATTAACAACTCAACTGGAATACCGTTTTGAGAGTAGCAGAATTAACGAACCTTAACGGCTTCCTTCGGGAGGCTGTTGGGGAACGTCTCGAAGTGGAATCTATGAGGTCTTTTTGTAGGCGGTCTAAAGTCCAGTGTAGCCAAGTCAAGAAGTTACTAAACAACGAAGGCGGTCTAAACACGACAACAGTTCAACGAATAGCACACGCACTAATTGATAGCAGATATGAAGCAGACAGCAGTACAATGGTTGGTTGAGCAAATTACTTATGCAACCAGTGAGGGAGTTGTAATAACTTATCACAAAGATATAACACAATTAGTTGAACAAGCCCTTGAGATGGAGAAAGAGCAAATGCATAAATGTGCTTCATTTTGGAGAGGAAAGGAAAATGAAATTGAAAAGCCAATTTTTGAAGAATACTATAAAGAAACCTATGAAGCGCAGAACGACTGACAAGAACCATG